TTCTTCTAGTAATTAATCTCTCGAAATCTCTTGTAAATTGTTGTATGTATGCACGATCTAAAAGACGTATTTGTCTTTTACTGTCGTTTAATGTTTGTTCATATTCATAGTTTGTAATCGCTGTTGCGCCATCTGTATCACTCGATACAGTCAGTTTTCTTGTTGTATCGCCAGATGTTGCGTTAATCTCATGGTGATGTGTACCACTGGGATTTGAATACTTGTCGTTTACAAATTGAGTTAGCGCAACTTGATCTAGCGGCCAATCATAACGGGAGGTTATGTTGTTAATTGTAACGATTACCCAATGCAATGTGGAATCGCCATAGTATTTGTGTGCGACCATATCTGGTTGGTCACCATCTTGTACTGTGTAATTATCAAAAACTAGCGTATTGGCACGAGCATTGCCTTTCATATTGACACGCCTTAATAAATCTGTTATAAGTGTTCTATTTTGTGTATCAGATAAATCATAAGCATAGTTAGGAAATTTGTCGAAATAACTCATTACTTAATAACCTTCTTTAACCATAGATACAGAGCATAACACGCAAACAGATATATTGTTGCGACCCCTACATCTAATATATGTTCTCTCATGTGATAGATGAACTCGATACCTGCCTGTACGTCACCCATACTCTCACCACCGTAGTTATTTTCTACTATCTTTGTGCCCTCAAAATTTTCAATCGTTTGTTCCATTAGAATCCTTCTGCTATCTTCTCTTTTGTCATAATTTCTGTTTCTGTAAATGATAGTGTCATATTGATTTCAGTTGGCGGAGGTGCTAGACCACCTGGCACTTTTATAGGTTGTAAAAACTGTGTTTCACCACCTGGTCCATAGTTTACATCTAATTTATTTAACACACATGATGAAGCAAATGGTATCCACGCATTTTCTACGCCACCAAACATAAATTGTAAATCAAACTCACTCGGAAATATTAAATGTCTACCTATGTTTTGACCTGGTGTTCTTTCTGGTAACATATGAAACTTAAATAACTTAATTATTGCGTCAACTGTTCTAAACTCAGCTTCATTTTTAGGTGTAAATCTAAAATTAAAATTAAAATTACGCAAGTCAACACCTGTAAAGATAGCCTCTAACGCAGGATTGATTGCTTTACCTAATATTTTTCTTGTTGCACCCTCTACGTCTGCACCTGATAAGAATCCAGCAACTTTAGTGGTTAAACCTACAGCCAAAGCGTCTGCAATTGTGTCTCTTACTGCGGAACCTGTACCTGCAGCCTTTAATGTAGATACTAATTGGTCAATACTTGATACGCCAGCCAAATCTGGTGCAAGAACGCCTGCCATACCTAACTCACTGTTTTTATAATTAGCAGTATATTCTGCTTTTAAACCATTTGGCATGTATAAAGCAATTGTGTCTTTTGTTCGTTTTAATCTACCACTCTTACGCAAGCCACCACTTATACTTTTTGATAAACTATCATCTTGTCTTTTAAATATGTTACCAATACTCTCATCATCTTGTTGTCTCACAACACCAGGGCTAAATTCTAAATTTGCTTTGTCAAATGATTTGGTTACTTTTCTTTCTTTTTCAGTTCCCTCGTTAAAAATTTCTTCTACTTGTTGTGGACCAAAATACTTTGAATTGGTACGTTGAAATATATGAAACAACATATAGTGACCATATTCTTCTGTGGTACCCACGTTTAAAGGATAACGTAATGAACCATATGAATATTCGTTCTCATTAGATTTATCAAAAGGGTCTGAATTACTAAACTCTTTTGCTCTACTATTACGAATAGGTGCTGATGATGTTACATTAGTAGCGCTTCTATTTAATACGCCACCTACCAGTTTGTTTATTAATCTGTCTGCAATACTTGCCATAAGACTATTTATGTGTTATAGTGGAGGTATTGTTGACCAATGTTTAAGTATATCTTCTGTGATTATTTGAAACCCATAACCTTTTTTATCACAATACTTTTTACATGCTTTCCATTTTGCGTCATTGATAACATATTGCTCTGCGTTATACTTCCATGTTTTAGTCTTGCGTTTTGGTACAGTGGGTGGTACGGTATGTTTCTTTGGTTTGATTTCCCATACTGTTTCTACAATCTCACCTTTATTATTTTTATATCGTAACCAACAGTCTGGAAAGTATCGACTTATTCTGTTAGTAAGTGGGTGACGATATGGCACAAACATTTCTTCACTTGCCCATTTGAGTATTGATGGATTGTTGTCAAGATATTTGAATACAGTCAATTCCCAAGAACTACGATATATAATATTTGTTGGGTCACCTTTATACTTTTCTGGATTGTTTGGTCTAAATTTCCCTTGAACCAGTATTCTATTTGATATGCGTTTTATTCTTTTCATTCTAATTATTTAGATAAATAGTCATATGGCTTCAGTCTTTGATACAATTAGAAACGCAGCAGGTGATAGAGATTTGTCTATCAATTGGTATAAGAAAAAAGTAGCAGACTTATCAAACAGAATATCTGCAGCTCGTCTTATGCGTAGTGGTGATTTAAAGAAAGCACCTACATTTAATAAGTTGCATTTCTTTAGGTATGATCCTAAACTCAAAGCAACGTTGCCATACTACGATACTTTTCCACTCGTTATGCCAATACAATCAGCAGCAGGTGGGTTCTTAGGTATTAATTTTCATTACTTACCAATACCATTGAGAATGAGATTATTAGAGACATTGGATAAGAGAGGTTTTAGAGGTGACTATCGTAAATTAAAAAATATAAGAGAGGTTAAACCAACAATCAAACACTATCTACGAAGACAATTCGTAAGTGGTTTTTTAGAACTGGAAGAGGATGATTATGCGCCTGCAATCTTTATGCCAGTGGCACAGTTTAGAAAAGCAAGTGCAAGTCAAGTATGGCGTGATAGTAGGAGAAAGATATAATGGCTAAATTAGGTGACCCAACAGATTTTAGTTATCGTGTATCTAAAGTAATTAAGATTATAGATGGCGATACAATAGATGTTATGTTAGATTTAGGATTTGATATAATGTATAAAAGTAGAGTAAGGCTATTTGGTATTGATACACCAGAGAGTAGAACTAGAGACGTAATAGAAAAAGAATATGGTATGATGTCAAAAAAGTATTTGACAAACAAATTAAAATCTGCTAAAAAGATTTCTATAAAAACTTACAAAGGTGAAGAAACTGGTAAGTTTGGTCGTATTCTTGGTGATGTGTTTGTTGATGGTAAGTCTGTTAATCTTATGATGTGTAACGATGGTTATGCTGTTAAGTATTACGGACAAATCCAGAAACAACACTTAATCGTTTTAGGTCTGCAATAGCTAAGGCAGAAGGTGTTGCTCGTAATACTCGTTTTCTAGTTAACATTAATCTACCAAAGAATGATGTACTTACAACAGCTTTAAGGGATAGAGAAATTGCAACATCTAATATAGCAGAACCTGGTGTAGGACCTGCCGGTCAAAGAACTAGCAATAAGACAGCTAAACTACAATACGAAAGAGATTTAGGACAACAAATAACTTTGATGTGTACTAATATCACTATGCCTGCAAGAACATTTACTACAGCACCATATCGTATTGCAGGTGCGCCATATAAGTATCCAACAAGTGTACAATACAGCGATGTAACTGCAACATTTATTGGTGATAAGTTTTTAAGATTAAGACAATTTTTTGAAGTTTGGCAATCTACAATGTATGATAATCTAAATGGTATGTTTAACTTCTATGATGATTATGTAAGTAACATAGACATATTTCAATTAGGTCAATTTGATAGTTTAAATGATAGAGATAGTGTAACATATGGTGTAAGAATGAGAGAGTGTTTTCCATCAACAATTGGTGATATACAATATGATAGTGGTGGTAACAATCAGTTTGTTGCAATCAATGTAACATTCTCATATAGAGATTGGCTAAACTTTGATTTAGATATTGACAGCACAGGTAAGGTAGGTGGACTATCTTCTGGTGTTGTAAAACCTGGTGGCGGATTCTTATCTGGATTCCCACCTGAATTAAGAAGAACAGGAAGAAGCGTTATAAATCAATTAAAACGTTCTATTCCAATTGGTAAGGTATTTGGTGGTAAGATATTTCCACCATTTACATTTTAGTATAAAGGAGATAAATTATGGCATTGCCTATATTAAATACACAAACATTTGAGTTGAATATTCCTTCAACAGATGAAAAAATAAAGTATCGTCCTTTTCTCGTTAAAGAAGAAAAGATATTACTTCAAGCACAAGAGGGTACTGGTGATGAAGTAACTGACGCAATACTACAAATAGTTGATAACTGTACATTTGGTAAAATAAATGTAGATCAGTTACCATCATTTGATATTGAATACATCTTTTTAAAGATACGTTCTAAATCAGTAGGTGAAAAAGTTAATTTAAACTTATCTTTCCCTGGTGATGAAAAAGTAAAAGTACCAACAGAGGTTGATTTGTCTAAAATAATAGTAGAAATGGATGATGATCATACTAACCAGATTAGTCTAACTGATAATGTTAGTGTCATTATGAGATACCCTACTGTTAAGACGTTTCAAGGTATGGACTTAACAAAGTTTACTGCTGATGACACAATTGCTTTAACTGCTAATTGTATTCATCAAATAGTAGATGGTGTTGAAACATATGAAGCAAAAGATTTAAGTAAGAAAGAAATAAATGAATTTCTAGAAAACTTAACACAAGCACAATTTACTGCTGTATCCTTTTTTCTTCTC